GTGACCACCCTCTTCGAGAAGGAGGAGGATCGGCCGCTGGCCGAGCGGCTGCGGCCCCACGGCCTGGACGAGGTGGTGGGCCAGGGCCATCTGCTGGCTCCTACCGCGCCGCTGGGGCGCATGCTGGCGGCGGGCAAGCTGGCCTCCATCATCCTGTGGGGGCCGCCGGGCTGCGGCAAGACCACCATCGCCCGGCTGCTGGCCGAGCGCACCGACCTGCATTTCGAACCGCTCTCCGCCGTGTTCTCGGGTGTTGCCGATCTGCGCAAGGTGTTCGACGCCGCCACCAAGCGCAAGGAGGCCGGCCGGGGTACCCTGCTGTTCGTGGATGAGATCCACCGCTTCAACCGGGCACAGCAGGACGGCTTCCTGCCTTTCGTGGAGAACGGCACCGTGGTGCTGGTGGGCGCCACCACCGAGAATCCCTCCTTCGAACTGAATTCGGCGCTGCTGTCGCGGACCCAGGTTCTGGTGCTGCACCGCCTGGACGAGGCGGCGCTGGAGGCTTTGCTGACCAAGGCCGAGGCGGCGCTGGGCCGTCCGCTGCCCCTGGACGAGGCGGCGCGGGCGGCGGTCAAGGCCATGGCCGATGGCGACGGCCGTTATCTGCTCAATCTGGCCGAGGATCTGGCCCTGCTGCCGCCCAGCCCGGTGCTGGGACCGGCGGAACTGGCCGAGGCGGTGCAGCGCCGCGCGCCCTCCTACGACAAGGACCGCGAGGGCCATTACAACCTGATCAGCGCGCTGCACAAGAGCTTGCGCGGCTCCGATACCGACGCGGCCCTGTACTGGATGGCCCGCATGCTGACCGGCGGCGAGGATCCGCTGTTCATCGCCCGGCGCCTGACCCGCTTCGCGGTGGAGGATATCGGCCTGGCCGATCCCAACGCGGTGGTGCAGGCCCTGTCGGCCTGGGATGTCTATGAGCGCCTGGGGAGCCCCGAGGGCGAACTGGCCCTGGCGCAGCTGGTGATCTATCTCGGCACCGCGCCCAAGTCCAACGCCGCCTACACGGCGTTCAAGGCGGCCATGAAATCGGCCCGCGAGACCGGCTCGCTGATGCCGCCCAAGCATATCCTTAACGCACCCACCAAGCTGATGAAGGAAATCGGCTATGGCAAGGGCTACCAGTACGACCACGACGCTCCCGATGGCTTCTCGGGCCAGAACTACTTTCCCGACGAGATGCCCCGGCGTCGCTTCTATGATCCGGTGGAACGCGGCTTCGAGCGCGAGGTCAGGAAGCGGCTCGACTACTGGGACAAGCTGCGGGCGAGGAAGGGGAGTGAATAGCCCCCTTGCCCAAAGGCGCGATTAGCCTTAAGAACCGGCTCCAAGGGCGGTTAGCTCAGCTGGCAGAGCATCTCGTTTACACCGAGAGGGTCGGCGGTTCGATCCCGTCACCGCCCACCAAGCATTTTCAATGCGTTAGCTGATTTTGCGGTTTTTGATAAAAGCGCACGCTGTTTGCTTTTATCCCGCTTTGGGGCGCTGAACCCCACCGATTTTCCGTCACCCATGAGCCCGTCGCCCAGGCTGGTTGCAAGCTCTCGGAGATAGCCAGGATTGACCTTGCGATAGATTCGCTTGACCGTCTTTTCGTCGGTGCTGGTGAAATCGGCGATGGCGTCGACCGTCCATCCGTCCATGGCCAGCCAGCTGATGACGCTATGCTTCAGGATGTGGGGGGAGGCTTCGGGGATATCCGCTGCCTTCGCGGCCCGTCTGAACCCGGTGGAGATGGATGCGATTCCGCTTGATCCATGCTCGACCACGAACGGCGTCACCGCGATTCCGTGGGCCTCGCGCAATGCGTCGATCACCCTGCTATCGACCGGGCAGACGCCACGGCGCTTTTTGTTCTCGCCTCGGGTCGGGTCGCGGAAATCCAGCACGCCGGATTCCCACAGCACCCGATCCCAGGTCAGTCCCAGGATGGACCCTGTCCGCTGTCCTGTTGTCATGGCAATGAGCAGAAACAGGCGGATGTGATAGGCGTGCGCCCTCTCCATCAGTCGCTTGGCCTGATCGCGGGTCAGGAACCATTCGCGCGGCGGGCGAGGGGCGGGAAGGGGAAAGTCACAGATGCGCAGCTTTTCCGGGATGGCGGCGCGAAGCTCCTCCATCTCCCGGCGGGCGCTGCTGTGGGGACGGGTCTCGACATACTGGCGCAGCAGGCCGTCCGAGATCTGATCAGGGCGATAGTCTCCGAAGAAGGCTATGAGCGGTTTGTGAAACGAGGTGATGCGCGGTTCCACCCGGCGGCCATTCGGGCCGTCCACCATGAAGTCCTTGGCGCGCTCGGTCAGGTACCACGCAACGGTGGGGGATGGTGGGGGGGCGTTCCGCGCTATCTTGAAATCGGCAAGCACAAGCCGAGCTTCCGCCTCGTCTTCTGTGCCCGTGCTGAGAATTTGGCTTCGGCGGCTCCCTGGCTCGGTCCAGCGGATATACCATGCGCGCCGCCCTGAGACCCTGACAAGGTGGGGATTGGCGTCGGAATTTGGTTTGCGGGGCATTCGTAGCGGGCCTCCCATTCCTCGGCATGGCGGGGGAGGATGCGAATCGAGCATCCCGGCCGCCGCACGCATCCAAGCTCCTTGCTGGCGATCATGTCGTAAACGGAGCTGGTTGAAAACCCGTAGGTCTCGGCAAAATCCGAGACAGTCATTGCCTTCCTGCGGGGGAAGTCTGTCAGATCATCCATTGTTATTCCCCATCTCCATCGTCCAGTTTGTCCTCGGATGGAAATGCTGACTTCGCCTCAACATAATCGTCGCATTTCCCCGCTATCGCGGGGCCGAAGACGCTCCAGCGGCTATGGATGGTTGGTGTCGTTACAAACTTTGTCCGCCGACAAGTGGGGGCGAGAGGGCACGCATCCCGGAAGCACATGGTGATGGTCATTCGGCCGCCTCCCGCTGCACAGCCATCTCCGGCACGTTGGCGCCGACCAGGGCGGCGGCCATGGGTGGGCAGACGCTGTTTCCGGCCATGCGGACCTGGGCGCGCTTGGAGAGCGGCTTGCCGTTGTGCTCCAAGTCGATGATGTAACTTTCCGGGAAGCCCTGGGCGCTGAACAGCTCGCGCGGGGTCAGCATGCGCATGCCGATGTCGGACAGGATGAAGGGTTCCCCCTCCACCATGACGGTGACCAGACCGAAGCGCGGCAGCGCCGTGACAGTGTGCAGAGGCTCGCCACACTCCTGGCCGTGTTCGGCGGCACCGTAATATTTGGTCAGGAAGGCCGAGACCAGACCGGCATGCTGGCCGGTGGCGGTCACGGTCTTGATCGGGTCGGACAAATTGCCATTCCCTCCATCGGTTGCTGAGCTGTAAAAGTGGGTCAAGTGGGCCGCGACGACGGAATGATGGTCGGCGGTGGTGACCGTGCCGATGGGCTTCTCAACGCCATGTCCGACCACGCCGCCATAGTGTTTGGCGAGGAAGGCCGCGACGAGGGCATGCTTGCCACCACCGGCCACGACCGTCCCCAGCGGCTTCTCGATATCCAGAGCCCGTGGCGCTTGGCCGTCCCGCTCTCCGTAGCCGGTTTGGACGAGACTGGCGGCCACCAGGATCTGATCGGCCTTGGCGGTGATAGTTCCCATGGGCTTGTCGGCCGGGCGCGGCGGAGACTGGGCGGCACGGCCACCGCATCCGGTCAGCACCGGGGACACCAGGAGATGCTCGGCCTTGGTGCAGACGGTGGACAGCGGATCATTCATGTCCCGAACCTTGCCGGAATCACCGTGTCCGGTATGGCCGATACGCACGATGAACGGCTTGGCCGCGTTGACGACGTAGCGCATGGTGCCGGTGGCCACCCTCCGGCAAGTAGCATCAGCCAGTGGCCGCGCCCGGTCAAAGATGGACGGGCACGGCAGCGACCAGTCGATGATCTCGGCGGCGGTGCGATAGGGTAACGGCCGCCCAGGCCCATGGGTCGGTTCCGGCCAGATGATGCGCTCGCCGTCGCATCGGGCGATCAGGAACAGCCGCTTGCGGATGGTCGGCGCCCCGAAGTCACAGGCGCGCAGCTCGCGCCACTCGACGCGATAGCCCAGTCGCTTCACCTCCCCCACCCACTTGGCGAAGGTCTCGCCGCGGCGGTCCAGGCATGGCGTCCCGTCATCCAGCAGCGGCCCCCATGTTCTGAATTCCTCGACGTTCTCGAGGAAGATCACCCGTGGCCGGATGTGACGGGGCAGCTTGGCGTATCCCACCACCACCCAGGCAAGGTCGCGGATGTTCTTCTCGCGCGGCTTTCCGCCCTTGGCCTTGCTGAAATGCTTGCAGTCGGGCGAAAACCAAGCCGCGCCTATGGGGCGGCCTGCGGCGACGTCATGGGGATTGGCCTGCCATATGTTCTGGCACCAGTGGTTGGTGTCGGGGTGGTTGACCATGTGCATCGCCACGGCCTCGGGGTCGTGGTTCAGCGCCTCCTGGGGAGAATAGCCCAGGGCTTCGCGGATGCCCTCGCACGATCCTCCGCCGCCTGCGAATCCGACCACGATGATCTCGCCCTGGCGAGATTTAGAAGGGGTGGCATCGGGAAACATGAAGGTCATGGCATGGTCTCTCAAATCGAGGTGTCACTGAGCCGGATCGGTGCCGTCAGTCGGGGCGATAGGCAGCGGATCGAACCGCGCCGACCCGTCACCCAGCCGCTGCTCGAACATCGCCAAAGGCCGCACCCATACCCGGCCCTCGGCGTTGTCGTAGACGGCCATGACCTCGCCCGTTTCGGAGTGGGTTGCCTTGCTGATGAGCCGGTACAGGTTGCCTTTGTAGTGACGGTGGGTGGGCTGCCAGCCGTCATCACGACGATAGATCGCTGTTTCGGCCTCCTCGCTGTCGTGGAGCCCTTCCATCCACAGCACCTCGCCGTCGGCGCGCTCCAGGTGGATCACTTCAGGCCATTCGCTCATAGACGGCTCCTCTCATGGTTACGTTTCGGCGCTGACTGGCCGAGGTCATTCACAGGCCGATGAACGGGCTTTCAAGCCCGTCGCGGCACAGGAGTTGCCAGCGGAAATCGGCCCAGATGGTCTTCCAGAACCATTCGCATTCTGGCGTGTAGCGCGTTCGGAATGCCTCGTACCATTCGCTTCCCAGCGCCTGCATGAGGTCCGCGTCATCACAAATCTGCGTGGCGAAGTAGTCCGAACTTGTCGTGTGGTCGATGGCATCTAGGGCGCTTATGGCATCTCGTGCGACATCCTTGCTGATGCCGCGCTCCCTGCGTGCTCTCTTGATCCAGCCCCGGATGTTGGCGACGGTGCCGTCGAAGTCGAACTCCCTAGCCGCCGTGCCACGGGTTTTGGTCATGAAGTAATCAAAATCCAGGGTGGCGATGAATTCACCTAAGGGCTGGCTTCGATGCTGCGGCGGCCAAATATGATTGAACGCCCCATAGCTGCTTTGGATCGCCACGAGGCCGGTGTGGTCATCCAGGGCAATCAGAGCCCATTCGTGCCCGGACCTTACTCGGTGCAGTTCGGCGGAAGAGATGACGCCCATATTTCCCTCACAGACGCCCCGTCAGATCGGGGCAAATTGCACAACTTTTAATCATTCGAACCGAGGTCACAAAGGGCCGTTCTGCGACCATTCCCACCAGCCTTGCTTGCCTTTGGCGGGCACCGGCTCGGGCAGGCGCTGCACGTCCTTGAGCAGCCAGCACCAGCGGCCGACCGAATAATCTCCGAATGGATCGACATCGAGGCTCGACGAGAACGGCGAGCCCTTGAGCGTGGCATTGAGGTCGAACAGCGCGATGGTTCCGCCCGCTTCGTCCTCGACCAGGCTGGCGACCTTGTAAGCACCGGCCAGCACCGCCGTGCAGACCACGGCGCCGTGGGGGAGAGTGTGGTTCCAGGCAGATTTCCCCAGTGCGTCGGAGATCATCTCGGCGGATTCCACGTCAAGTTCGAGGTCGTCAAGACAGCATTTCCGCACCGCCGCGTGGATGGCGATCCGCTGGCCGATCAGCTTGGACGGCGGAGGGAAGCTTCTCGTCTCGAACTTCTTCGCGCCGATGGCGATCAGCGAGGCCCAGGGCTGGTGGAGAGTGATGGCGCGCATGATCAGGCCCCGGCACTCAGCAACTCGGCGCTCTTGGCGTCAATGATCTCCATCAGCCGCGCATAGGCTTTCGGTACCGCGCCCTCGGACTCGGCCATAGCGGCGAAATTGGCCTCCTGCCAGCAATTGAAAGCTTCCACGGTCTTGGCCTGCTTCAGCCGCTCGGCAAGCGCTCCGAGGAAGGCGGCATGATCTGGAAGGCCATTGCCCTTGACCGGGATAGTCAGGGCGACAGGGGCGGGTTCATCCACCACCGGAGGGGCCAGCCGGGCAAAAGCATCCTCCCCGGCCGTCCGGATGGCTTCGGCGGCATCATTAGCCCCCTCGGCCGTCATGCGGTCGAAATAGGGGCTCACGCCGTCCCACAAGTCATCAGCTCCTTCGCGGGACTGGACAATGCCGAAAGCCGAGATGGCCGCCTGGGCGAAGTCATGCGGGCTGTCGAACTCGCGGACCTCGCCATCGGTATCGATGAACTGGTACGGATCGACCGCCTCGGGCTGGGGCTCGGCATCGACCACCTGGGCATCCTGGGCAAAGTGGGCACGGGTCGGGCGCGGCGGAGTGATGTCGCGAGCCCGGTCAGGGCCTTGATGCATCGGCTCCGACGCCTCGTCGTCGGCCAACATCCCGAGCAACACCTCGGGCATGTAGACGCGGGACCAAGCGCGGGTGCTGAAATAGATCAACTGCTGATCGGGCTGCTGCTTCCACAGCGGGGAGTTCCGCGTGGTGATCGTGGCCGCCTGGATCGGCAGCACCTTGGGGTTGGGGTCGCCCTTGATCTTTCCGGTCACCGTGCAGACCCGATTTGGCCAAGACCCGGACAGGTCATAGTGCAACCGCCCCTCCATCTTATTGGAGTTGTTGACCATGGCCGAGATGGCCTTGGCGCCGTAGGCCAGGACGTCGTTGACCACATAGGTGTCGGAGGCCAGGAGGAACGGGTTGAAGCCGTTCTGGTAGGCCACCATGGCGACGGACAGGCACATTCCAGGCGACTGGCGGAGGTGCTTCGGGATGGCGACGCCGGACGCCGCCATCAGATTGGCTACCTCCATCAGGCCGGAAAAGTCGGCCGGAGCGAAGGTCAGTGCCCCACCGCCGCCGGGCTGCATGGTGGCGACGAGATTACCCTTGTCGAACGGGCGGGAAACGGCGTTGCTGCTCATGTCGATGGCTCCTAGCGAACGGTGGCCGAGGTGGCCTGGAAGATGTTGACGCCACGCAGCTCGCGGACACCGGACTTGATGGCGGCACGAACGGCCTTCTCCAGCCCATCGAGGGGCAGATAGGGGCGCAAGGCCTCCAGGTCGATTTCGGCCCGGTTCAGGCCATCAAATTCCCAGGTCGTGCGGAGCGACGAGACCGCGCCGTAATCGCCACGGGTTCTGGACAGGTCGGCGGCCTTGGCCGAAGCCTCTTTCTCAGCCCTGGCCGCGTCTGCGGCCTGCTGCTGGGCGGCGGCCTCTGACGCCAGGGCGTCGGTCAGGTCGGTTTCCGAGCGCAGGGCCTCGGCAGCCGCGCGGGCTTCAGCAGCCTTGCGCTCGGCCGCCTCTCGGGCGATCCGGGCCTCCTCATCACGCCGCCGACGCTCGGCCGCCTCCTTCTCCCGGAGGAAGGTGGTCAGGTTCCGCTCAACGGCCTTCTTGGCCAGATCCAGCGGATCGGTGATGGACTTGAAAAATCCATCAACGGCGCGCCCGGACTCGAGGAACGGTTCCTTGGCGGCAACCCGGCGACCATCGGCGGCCTTGATGCAGGCGGTCATTTGCTTGATGTGGTCGCCCACCTTTCCGGCGATCTCGTCGGTGGTGATGGGGGGGATGCGGTCGCAGGCGGCGATCAGGGCGTCGCGTCGATCCAAAACGTCGGCGTTTTCCTCGGCCAGGCGTCCGCGAAGGATATCGATGTCGGACGGGGGCTGATTATGGCCGATATCGGCGGTCATATGGTTCATTGTCGGCTCCTCAGAAAAGCGTCGGGGTCGTGAGCGGGCTGATCGCCCGGCGGGGGTTGGCGGCGGGGTCGTTGGGCGCGTGTTCGGCACACCATTCCGCCTCGGCGGTCAGATAGTCGAATTCGGCCTTGGTGATTTCCTGGCCGCAGACGCGGGGCCAGATGACGTTGGGATCGCACGGGCTGCCGCCGATCTCGGCCTGCAGCAACGGAGAGCGGTCCAGCGTCTCGCCGGTCACCGGATCGGTGGCGATGCTGCGCCATATGCGCGCCGGGATGCGCGGCCCACCCCTGACGTGACGGGTGAAGTAGTACCCCTCCTCGGGGATGTCGATGCGGGGGGTAGCCATCACCACACCACCGCCGTCGAGAAGATCAGGGATGCCCCGAGCAGGAACCGCGAGAGCGCCTTGAGGGTCGGCGAGAAGATGGCCCATGCCTCGATGGCGCAGGCGCCGACATAGGTCAGACCGGCGGCAGCCATCACGGCGGGAATGATCCAGCGCAGCGGCGGGCGGGCCATCACCGGTCCCCCGCGTCAAGCATCTGATCCCGCTGGCGTTCAAGATGCTCGATGGTCTCGGCGGTGACCGAGGTCACGCGGTCGGCGAATTCGTCGGCCTCGCTCCCGACCAGCCCATGATCGACGGCGTCGGTCAGGGCGTTGTCGTGGACGGTGCGGAGGAACGGCCCCAGGAAGGCGGACATCACGGGGTGAACGTGCGAATTGTTCATGGCGCGCTCCAGGTCACGAGGACGAACCGCGCGACACTGCGCTGGCTGTCGGTGCTGCGGGGGGAGGCGAGGATGGCGCGGGCCTCGGCAACACGTTCCTCGACCCATCTGTTCATGGCGGGGGACAAGATCATGGCTGGGCTTCCTGCTGGGCGTCAGGACCGGGATAGGTGGTGACGCAGGGCTTGGCATCCATCCGCCAGCCGCGCGACCAATCGTTCGCGGCGCGGGTTCCGAAGGGGTGTGGGCAGGCTTCGGAGCTATGGCCGCACCGGGCCGCCTCGATGCCGTCCTTCCACTCGTCGCTGACCATGGACATGGCTCAGCCCTCCCCCCGCGCGCTCTTGGCCGCCTTGCGGGACCAGATCAGAAATCCGGCCATTTTCCCGCCGGGAAAGCGGATGAGGTCGTGCGCCATCATTTCTTCAGGCGTCATGCCGTGTTCGGCGCAATACGCCAAATAGCGCGGTTGGTATTTCTCGATCATCGTCTTCTCCCCTTCTCTCTCCCCCGAAAGGTGGGGCCGGGTTGGACGCCGGCCCCGAGTCGCGGGGAGGAAACGCCCGTCTGAGACGGGATCAGCGGTGGCTGATGGGGAGACAATATGAAACGTATCGCTTCGTGTCAATATTTTTTGTATCGCGCATATCGCAGTTCGGCGTGAGACAATCTACCATCAAAAGGAGATGTTGGGGGCCATCATGAATGTCGCTTTGATCGTGGTTGGGGAAATCGTCACGTTGATCGCGCTGATCAGCGGCTTTGGAAGTGATCCGATATCCGCGCCGCAACAAGCAGTGCAACGCTTGGACTTCGTAATTGCGATGTTGGGAATGGTGGTGACCGGCCTGGGAGTGATCGCGGGCAAGATCAAGACGGCAGGCGCGGAGTCGGAGCTACGGACGGCAGCGAACAGCAAACCATGTCCGGCCTGTGGGGCAAACTGTCCGATAACGGCCCCAATGTGCGGATCATGCGACCACAACTTCAACGCCAAGTCATAAGGGGAGAGCGCAATGACTCTAAAGCGATTGCCTGTAGCTATCGCCCTGGTGGCGGCGCTGGCTGGGTGCAAGACCCTTGAGCAGAAGCTGGGGGAATGGAAGCCTAGTCCGAGGGCAAATATGGCGGTGGATCAGGCCTTTTACGAGTGCCAGTTTGAGGCAGAGAAGGCGGCTCCAATGGGTGATTTACGTCGCAGCGGATTTGAAATTGCAGCAATCCAAGACGGTATTTTCAGGTCATGCATGAGGTCGAAAGGGTTCGTCTATATCGCTGGCAATTATGGGGGCTGATATGGCTACCCAAGCCACCTGACTATCCCCAACACATTGATCGCCGTGAAGGCGGCGTTCAACGCCAGCAACGGCCGGTCACGCATGATGATAGCGGCGACCACCCAGGACGAGCTGGAAACCAGGAATAGGGCGAAGCCCCAGCCCGATGCGGGGATGTTGAGGGCAACGAGCAGGGCGCCCGCGATCCCGGCCCCGGTGCCGAGCCATTTGAGGATGGGAAGCAAAAGAAAATTATCTGGCGTTGGAAGCGTGGATTTTCAAACCCCCACCCTTCATCTCGCGCCCACCATCAAGACTGACACGAATCCGGATATGATCAGAAGAGTTAACGACAAAAGGGCACATAACCATGTGAACGGCAGCCATGATCAGACTATCTTTTCCTGGTGGCTCTAGGAACTGCACATCAGGAAGATTTGGGAGTTCCATTTCAGCTACTGTTTCCTTGCCATAAATAGCTCTAACTTTGACGCTATTGAATGGCTTGGAAGCTGGCGTGCAAATATAAACGACGGCACAGAACTTAGGAACAATGATCGGAATCGATGGAAGCTGCAAATCAGACCCAAGCACCCCCATAAGGCTAAACTTGTTCCCTTCCTCAAGGCGGATGTCATCACAAAAAATTGTGTGCACAAAACGCGACATGATCACGCCTCTATTACAGTTATTTTAGTCTTCTTTCCGGACTCAACGAGCAATTCCGACTTAGACGCGCCAAGGTAACCACCAGAAACTCTTGTCTTATACATCTCAGCAGAATTTGACCCTGGATTGCTCTCAAGCTCCGCCGCACTGAACAGCCTGAGACGCGGATACTTATCAAGAGCCCAGGCAAGATCGCCAATAGTGGCCAGCGTCAGATTGGCAGACCCATTCAGGCGACGCGTGATGACTGACGGATTGACCCCCAAAGCTTCCGCAATCTGCTTCTGGGTCACGCCCTTCTTCGCCGCGTCCTGCAGCGCCAATTTCAACTCACGTCGCACTCGACCAATAAAGCGAGACCTCCTGAAATCTCGATCTTCCTTGGATTCATCTGATGACGTCATCGTACTTCCCCGAACAGATTATTGTAGTTCCAAGATCCTTCGCCACGCTGGCGCTTTTCGCCCCAAACTCAGAATGCGTGAAAAGCGTTTCCCCTGTTTTAGGGTGCGGGATATGGGTCTCGTCATAGGTCGCCCCGTGCGTGGCGATGAATAGGTCTATCTTCTCGAAAAATCCGAAGACCCTGAGATCCAATGTCTTGAATTCCCAAATCCCAGCCTTGTGCGGGGTGATCTCGCGGATGCTTTTTGGCGTCTCCAACGAAACTCCGGTTACGAAATCGCAGAACAGGTTGTCCAGCGCACGCTTTGGCGTCAGATCCACGTCGCGATCACGCGGCAAGGACGGAACTACGGAGCGAAACCATTTCATGAAATCCGGCGTTCCATAGAGCAGCCTATGAGGAATCTCCCCTGGCTCCAGGACGACCGGTATCCGGATGATCCGACCTTGCTCAAGAAGAGTGGCTATAGTTGACTTATTTGTCAATCTCTACCCCCACATTCCGATGCCGCTAGGTCACCGGCTGTTCGCCGGATCGCCATCAGAACAGCTCGTCACCATTCATGATGCGGTGAACCGACATCACTTCGTCGGCGTCAACGTCGAATGTCCCAGGCGGGTTGTACTGCTCGACCGTTAGCTTGGTCGGTGTGCGCTTGACTAGGCGTTTGACGATGGCGCGGATGGCGCCGCCCTCGTGCTCGGGCCGAAACTGGATCACGACGAAGCTGCCCGCCTGGGCCGGTTTCGCCGGATTGACGTACAGCAGCTCTCCGTGGAAGTAGCGAGGCTCCATGGAGTCATCAACGGCATAGAGGCCGTAGGCGCCCTTGACCGCAGCGAGGGCCGGAGGGCAGGTCACGCGGTCCACTACCTCTCCGGTGTTCATTTCGAAGCCGCTGTGGCCGTTGTGGCAGGCGGCGACCCCGTAGACCGGGAGCGACCCCCGCATTTCGCTCGGATGGGGGAGCGGAATGGGGGAAAACACGGCGGCGGCCTCGGAAAGGCCGGAAGGGGGCGGCGGAGAGGGATGGGTGGGCGTGGGATCGGACAGGCCGCGAGAGATAGGGTCAGGCTCATTCCCATCGCCATAAAGTATCCACGACGCGGGGGCTCCAAGAATTTTCCCATATCGAGCGGCAACGTCTGGCCTGACGCCATTGTCACCTGACTCATGCTTTCTGTAGGTAACGGCCTCGATGCCATGCGCCCGCGCAAAATCAGAGGCGCTATCGTATCCGGCCTTAACCCGTAGGTGGCGAAGTCTGTTTCCGGGTGTGTCCATGTGACATATCGTATCGGGTTTATTGATACAAATCATATTGACCTCGCGTGATATGTTTCGTATCGTTCCGCCCATGAAAACCTTCGCCGACATCATCGCCCTCTGGGGCACAGCAACCGCCCTCGCCGCCGACATCGGAGAGACTGGGCTTAATGTCAGGGCTTGGCGCAACCGCAACAGCATCCCTGCGAGCCGCTGGCTTGACGTGATCGCCGCCGCCAAGCGCCGGGGGATTGAGGGGGTGACCCTGGACGTTTTGGCCCGCCTCGCCGCCCGGCCCTCGACCGACTGGACTCCCCCGGCTGACGACGGGAGGGCGGCGTGATGATCAGACGCCCGGACATGCCGTTTTCGGTAAACGAGGGCTTCCGGTCTTCGGACTGCTGCGCCTGGATTCGAATCAACAGCTTCAAGGAACTGTTCGCGGCCTTAGATATCCTGCTTTCGGCGGAAGGGGCTGGCGATAGGGCCGTCATAGTTTCTGAGTTCATAGACGCGTTCCCAGATTCCATCGGTATCCGCTCGGAATTCGTTGCCGCAGCCCCGGCAAACCAAGTCCATCTCGTCATGGGGGCTGAGATTCCGGAACGATATTCCGTTCTTGTGCCCGCACTTCGGGCACTCGGCCTGGAAGTCATCAGTGCTCATGGCATCAATCCTGTCGTGGTCGGTGTTGCAACTCCCACGGTAGAGCAGGAGGGGCAGGGCGTCGAGCCCAGCCCCTCCACCTCCTCACCCATCCGAATGTGATCTCGCTTTTCCATGCGCCCAACCATGACAGGTAGCGCGTCAAGTTTCGTGTACCGATTGCAGGGGAAAATGCACATGACCAAACTCCGCCGCCCGCTGTCCATTGAGGATGCCATTCAGCGCGCCCATGGCATGTTGCTGGACGCTGGCGTCGAGGCCGCGACGGGCAAGAGCGCTCGGCTGGCGCGGTCATGGTCCGACCCCGACGACGACGCGCACCGCATCCCCCTGCACCAGGCCATCGCCATGGACGCCGCCTGCGTCATCGCCGGGCAGCCCGCCCCCATTCGCGAGGCTTATGACGCCGAGCTGAGCCGGGCGGTTGAGGCGCTGGGCAGCGCCCCGAACCACACGCCCATAGATCTGTTCGACCGGCTAGCCCAGGCCCTGAGCAATCTGGGAGACATCTCCAGCGAGGTTCGCGCCGCCCGCCACCCTGACAGCCAGGGACGATCAATGCTCACCGCCGCCGAGCGCGCCGACATTCTGCGGAGCATCGGCATCGCGCGGTCAACCCTCGACCGGCTGGCCAAAGACGTTGAGGCCTCGGAATGACCCCCGACCGCGCCGCCCAATTCGACGAGAGCCCAGCCCGAACCCGGCGCCACGCTGCTGAGATGATCGCCGAGGCCATGTCCGCCGGCGTACCCGGCCCCCGCGTTGACGCCGCTTTGGCGGAGGTCACGGCCGCCATTGGCACCGCCATGATGCTCAATCGTTCCGAATGGAGGGACGCATGACCGACTGGAGCAACGACCATCCCGGCTTTCCGCCCGACCCAGATGACGATGATATCCGCCTGATGGTGATGGCCGGGGCCTTCGCCCTGGTTTTGATCAGCCTGACCATGCTCGCGGGCAAGGCCATATTCTGGAGAATCGCGCAATGACAACTTTCCGCAATGCCCAGCAAAGAGCCGCTGATTCCCGCCGCGATGTCATGGCGTCCGTCTTGACCGCCGCCGCTCGCGAGGGACGGGTCTGCCCCAGCCTGAAAGAGTTGGGCGCGGCCTGCGGATGCTCGCTGGAGACGGCCAGCAATGACCTTCGCGCCCTTCACGCCGCCGGACGGATCACCATCAAGGGCGGAGAGCATTACCGGGTGGTGACGGTCGGGGCCTATTCCACCGCCATGCTGCTGTTCGACAACCGGAGGGGGGATGCGCTTCTCCTGGCTCGGGAGAATGACGGCGCCCCGACAGTGTCGGTTTCTCGCCTCAGCCCGGATGATTTCAGCCGCCTGATGGTTGAGCGCGGCTATCGCTTTGAGGACTCCGCCAAAGCCTTGCGTCACCTGCGCCGCGTTATCTCAAGCCCTGCCCCGCTACGGTCCAGCGGGGTCTCCTCCATCTACGATTTCTGATCATGGCCAGGATCACCTCCCAGGCCGACCGGATCGCAGAGCTTAAGCGGAAGCATGATCGCCTCGCGGCGAAGAAAATGAAGACCCCCGTCAATCAAGTCACCATTCAGGAGGCCGCCACCATGGCACGAGGACGCAAAAAGGCCAGCAGCAATGAACCGGGACTCTCGCCGGCCGAGAAGCTGGACGCCATCAACTCCGCCTATGAACAGCTTTACGGCGTCGAGGACAAGATCGCCGCCCTGCTGGCCGAGCACGTCGAGCCGCTGAAGAAGCAGCGCACCGCCATCTGGCGCGGCCTCAAGAAGGGGACCGACACCGCCCGCACTGATCTCGACCTCGGCTATCGGATCTACAAGCGCGACCGCCTCGCCGCCGAAATGGACGACACCGATGGAGAGCGCATCCGGGCCGGTCTCAAGCTGGTGTTCAACGCCCTGACCGTTGGTGAGCAGCTGGATTGGATCAACGCCACCGCCGCCGTCGAAACCGACCAGGCCGACGCTTTCGAGAAAGCTGCCCAGGACGAGGGCGATTCCGAGCACGATGACGAGGGCGTCGATGGCCCCAGCGAGATCACCGCCAGCACCTCGGATGGGGATGCCGTCTCGGACCAGGAGCCCGAGCCCACGGCCCCGGACGCCGATTGGGCCGCCGCCGCCGCCGCCGATGACGAGTCCTTCGACAATAGCGGGCATGCCTATCATGAGGCCATCGAAGCCGGGAAGCTGGCTGCCGGCGATGGCCTGGACGAAAACCCCTATCCCGATGGGTCTCCTCTGGCGAAGGCATGGGCTCAGGGTCACGCCTCCGATGACACCTCCCTGAACGGCTACGGTGACGACCAGGACCATGAAGACGTCGCGGTGGAGGCCATGGCCGAAACCAACGTCATTACCCTCGCCGCCGCGCAGTAGGGGGCGATCATGTCGGGGGGGCTGTTGGCACTCGATCTTGCGACCGTGACCGGATGGGCTTATGCGCCTATTCCGGCCGCGCCGCCTCCGACTGAACTGGAGCGGGCGGCTTCGCTGCCGCCCGAGCCCCTCGGCGGAACATTCCGCTCGGGAGAGCCGGGGTGCAGTGTCGGGCGTTTCCTGTCCCTCTACGGCGATTGGCTGGCCCGTCACCTGGCCGACCTCAATCCGGCCGGTGTCATCTATGAGGCCCCGATCCTCCCGGAACAAGCCAACCACGCCACCACTATCAAGCTCATGGGCCTTGCCGCCGTGACGGAGCTGATCTGCCATCGCCGCCGTATCCCATGGGTGCGCACCGCTCAGCCCAGCAGCGTCAAGCTGACATTCACCGGGCATGGCCGCGCCACCAAGGACAAGATGATCGCCGCCTGCAAGGCCCGTGGGTGGACGCCGATTGATGACAACCACGGCGATGCGCTTGCCCTTTGGGAACATGGCTGCGGCTTGGTGCATACCGAGCGCGCCAGGCGGAGGGAGGCCACATGATGACCCCGTTGACCGAAATCCGGGTTGGTGCCATGTTGGTGGTGGAGTTCCCCAATGCCGTGGAAAGCAGAGGGGACGGAAACTCCAGCACAAGCGGCAGCCACCCCGACAGTTACGTGGCTATTTTCATGCCTGGAATTTGCCCAGAGCATGAATCCCCTATGGCGGGGCGCCCCCGGATACAACACCCGAAAGGGAAAGTAGGGGGGTCCGACTTGTGCCGGATTTCCAACGCTCCCGCCACCAGGGCGGCCATGGAAAGCAGCCCGAGTGGCGCGTTTCAACGCGAGCACAAGGCTACGACCATGACCCATTCCCACACCACGAATCCGACTCCCGCCACCGTCAATTTCTGCGGCGCCGATATCCTGTGCCTCTGGCACGGCAGCAAGCCGCACGTCGCCGTCCGTCCTATCAGCGATGCCCTCGGGCTGGACTGGTCCGGACAGCTTCAGCGCATCAAACGCGACCCCGTTCTCTCGGCAACCGTTGTCGTTACACCCACAGTTGCCGCCGACGGGAAGACCCGCGAACTGATCACTCTCCCCCTCGACAAAATGAACGGCTGGCTGTTCGGCGTGTCGGCCCAGCGCGTCAAGCCCGAGGTCCGAGACACCCTGATCCGTTATCAGGAGGAGGCCTATGACGTGCTGTTCCGGCATTTCTACGGCAAGGCGCTGGATGCGCGTCCCACCGCTGTTCGCCCCGGCCCGGAATACGCGGTCCCGGTGTCCGCCCACTTCCGTCGCAAGTCGCGCCGTGATCCAGACCCCCGTCAACTTCTGTTGCCGCCCCCGGTGGTTCGCGACGGCATCGGCATGGTGATCATCGACAGCGAGGCGGTGTGGTTCGACATGGCCGACCATCACGTCGGCAACGGGATGGAAGTCATGGCCATCTGGCCCGAGCGCCTTGGCGTTGAGCCGAAGATGATCGTCGCCCATGCCGCCCCTTATTACGACCATTCTCGGCCCCATGGCGACCGCACCGGCCTCGTCTCCGATCCGGATGGCGGGCGCCGCGTCGTCAACGTGCTGGGCAAGATCATCGCTCGGAGGCCGCTGCCATGAGCCTCGCCCCCATGCGCCCCTATCAGAAAAAATCCGTCAACGAGGCGCTGGCCTGCCTGATGCGCAAGCGCTCGCCGATCAATGTGGTTCCGACCCGTGGAGGGAAGACCAGGATTGCCGCCCACGTCATTGGCCAGGTCACGGGCCGTGCCGGGTGGAACGTCGGTGCTTTCGTTCATCGCGTCGAGCTGCTGAAACAGGCGTCCTTGGCGCTATCCCGCGAAGACATCCCGCACGGCGCCATCATGCCCGGCCACACCATCACCAGCCACAAGGTGCATGTCGCCAGCATTGACACAGTGCTCGCCCGCCTGTCTTCCGGCTGCTCAGATACCGCCCGCTGGCTTCTCTCCCTTGATATGGCGTGGTTGGACGAGGCTCATCACGCGGTTGCGGGCAAGTGGCTGCGGCTGGCTGAAGCCATGGCCAAGGCGCTGCTGTTCGGCTCCACCGCCACGCCGTTCCGCTCTGATGGCCAGGGCCTGGGGGACGTTTTTCACGAGGCTGTTCGCGGCCCCAGCATGCGCGAGTTGATCCAGGCTGGTTATCTGGCTGACTTCGCCGTGCTGGCTCCGCCCACTCGCATTGATCTTTCCACCGTCAAGACCCGTGGCGGCGACTTTGCTCAGGAGGAGCTTCAGGCCCTCCTCGACAATCCTGATTTCATCCGCGCTCCGCTTCGGGCATATGGCCGTTTCGCCCAGGGCGAATCCTGCGTGGTGTTCTGCGCGGGAGTTGCCCATGCGGAGGCCACTGCCGAGGCGTTCCGCGCCGCCGGATGGCGGGCGGTCAGCATCGACGGCAACACTCCAGCCGCCCAGCGCGCCGCCGCCCTCGACGGTCTGGCAGACGGCAGCGTCCAGGTGGTGACGAGCTGCGACCTGATCAGCGAGGGAACAGACCTTCCAGAGGTCGGCTGTGCCATCCTCGCCCGCCCAACCAAGTCCACCCAGCTTTTCATGCAGCAGGCTGGGCGCCCGCTGACGCCCCATACCGACAAAGGCCGGGCCCTGATCATCGATCTGGTGCGCAACGTCGCCGCCCACGGAATGATCGATGCTGACCGGCCGTGGACCCTGGATGGCGGCGTGAAGGGACTGGAGCGCCAGGTCCCAGGAACTATCAGGTGCCCGACCTGCTGGCGCGTCATCGGATCCGCTGAAGCCGGAGAATTATGCCCGAGCTGCGGCACCAAATACCCAGCCCGCACCGCCATCATCACCCCCGGCGACCGCAATGCCTTCGCCTCGGTCGGCCGCCTTGCCATCGACGATATCCACCGCCTTCCCCTGGTCAAGGTGCTGGAGCACGTAACCAGCCGCCAGCACATCGCCACCATCGCCAAGATCAAGGGCATTTCCGACAAGGCGTGGATCGAGCGGACGGCCAAGGATAGGAGGGTGGGATGAGCCGCACATACGGATATGTCTGCTCTGACACAGAGATCGCCACCGGCGGGAGTGCCACAACGAAAGGAGATGCTGGCTACCCAGCTTCCGCCGGTGGTGTAGCGCGGAGGGACGTGGAATGAGCCAGAACACCTCCACCGCCGTCATGCAGCGCCGCCGGGAGCCGGCCGACAGCCTGGACTATTTCCCGACGCCGCCATGGGCCACCAGAGCCCTATGCGAGCGGGTCGTTGCCTCCGGCCTAATCGGCGGTCTATCCGCCTGGGAACCAGCCTGCGGGAATGGCCACATGGCCCGGCCGCTGGCTGAGTATTTCGGGTCCGTCACCGCAAGCGATGTTCACCCTTATGGCTTTGGCCAGGTGATGGATTTCCTGTTTCCATCCCCGCCGCCGGTCGAACCGGACTGGATCATCACCAACCCGCCTTTTCGGCTGGCCGCCGAGTTCGTTCACCGCGGCCTGGGCATCGCCCGGCAGGGTGTTGCGATGCTGGTGAGAACCGCATTCCTGGAGGGCGTCGAGCGCCACGCCAGCCTGTTCAGTGTCCATCGCCCGTGGGCTGTCATGCAGTTCGCTGAGCGCGTGCCGATGGTCAAGGGGCGGCTGGATAAATCCTCCAGCAGCGCCACCAGCTATTGCTGGATCGTCTGGCGCACCGACGTTCGGGTGAATGACACCGCCATGTTCTGGATAGCGCCCTGCCGGAAGCGGCTGGAGCGGGACGAAGACTATCAGGTGGTGGCATGAGCGGATTCATCCTGCTGCACCGCGACCTGATCGGTAACCCGCAGTTTCGCGGAAAAGACGATGAATACGCCGCCATTTGGCTGATCACCAACGCCGCTTGGGAGCCAACCACCGCGCGGGTGGCCGGAAAGCTAATCAGCCTAGACCGGGGCCAATGCTGTTTCGCCACATCGTTCCTGGCCCAAGCATGGGAGTGCAGCAAGGCGACCGCACATGCCCGGCTAAGACATTTTGAGAAAAACGGATTTATCCGAACGGAGGTCCGAACGGGCATCACAGTCATAACCGTTTGTAAATACGCAGATTATCAACCTTCCACAAACGCTCCCCGAACGCACGTCCGAACGAGCCCCGAACGCTCCCCGAACGACGTCCGAACGAAGAAGAATGAAGTTAATGAAGTTAATGAAGTTAATGAAGATACTGCTGCTGCTGCGCGCGCGGACGTGAACGCTGTTCTCGACCAATCCCGCCTTGTCGGCAAAACGGTCCTCTCGCTGATGGGGATCGATCTCACGAAGCTGGATGCCGCCCACTGGCTCAGCAAGCTCGACCGCGCTGCGACGTGGCTTGCTGACGGCTTCGACCCTGACCTGGACATCTATCCGGCCGTGAACGCCGTTCTCGACCGGGAGCGCTTGTCCAAAAACGACCCGTCATGGGTTCCTGCCTCGCTGAGGTATTTCGACCGCGCCATCGCTGATCGACGCGTGGAGCGAAGCAATAAGCTTTCTTGCCGTGATGCCGTCCCGGTTGGAAGCCACCGTCCCCACCCCAAATCGGCATCAGCGGCATTCGACCGCCTTGACGCCGAGCTTGCCGCCAGGAGGGCTCCTGAATGAACGCCATTGCTCCCGCCCGTCTGTCCATGCCCGTCGCGGCGAAGCACCGCGCAATTCTGGCGGAAAGCCTCAATGGAAGTGCCCCGACAATCGCCGACAACGACCCTCTGATCCCGGCCGAGGAATGCCGGGCCATCGTGGCCGAGATGACCGCCGCCCTCGGACGCTGCGATCCTGAAATCGCCGCCAAGCATGCCCGCCTGATCGTGGCCAGCTATGGCGGACAGAAGCCCGATGACCCGGACGGCTACATCCGCATGATCACCACGTCGGTTGCCCAGTGCCCGCCCGATCTGCTGACAAGGCTCGTCGACGAAGTCCCCCGCCGCCACCCCCGATATCTGCCGAGCAAGGGCGAAGTCGACGCCGTGGTATCCGATCTGACGCGGCCCAGGTCCAATGCCCGCCAGATTGCTCAGGCTCACATTGCCGCCCATGCCAAGCGGGACACTGCCGGAGATGAGGCGAAGCGCCACGCCGCCTGGGAAGCCAGGCTGTCGCCGTCCGAGCGGGAAGCTTTGGCCCGTGTGCGGGAAGCGCGGGCTCGGGGAGAGAGCATCGCCAGCCTGATCGGCGGGAATGGCCCCAATGCCATGCCGCTGCATCCCCAGGAGGCGCGGCGATGATCTGCGCCCACTGCAAACAACCCGCCTCCGCCGGGTCTCCGCTGATCCAGTACGGCGGTCGGCGGTCCGGCCCGAAGCATCTTCATCGGTCCTGCTGGGTGGCTATCGCCGTTGAGATGGCGAACGCTGCTCGCGCGGCCCTTGAGATGGCCCGATGAGCATCCGCAGCAGCCTCGCCCGTTTCGTCCAGTCCGGGCCGACCGATATAGCCGAGCTGATGGAGATGGCCAGAGATGCATGGCGCAACCATGGGCCAGTGGTGCTGTGGCTTGACACCATCAACGACGATTGGACCAAGCAAACCATCATCAACGAGGCTACGCGCCAGTACGGCGCCCGGCCTAAAAGGGGGAAAGCATGAGCAGAAAACGAGGCCGGAACCGCAAGCCAGTTATCGACCGGGAGCCCAACGGGAGAGCGCGTCGCGTCCAGACCGATCACATCATCCCCCTTGCCGCGCTGGCCCAGCGGGCCACGGCTCTGGGGATCGACGTCGAAGCGCTGATCCACCACGGCTCCGAAGCCGTCTCCGCCATCTGCCGCGACCCTGGGGCCGGGACGGCTCTTGGGCGGCTGACCTGGAAAACTCACAACGACGGAAGCAGGGAACGGCGGGTTGGTGACTTCGGTTCCGGGCCGGAGGAGTGGATCACCGCCGACATGGAGGCGGCGGCCGAGGAGTATCGCACCCTGTGGGTCCGGTGGTACCGGATGGTCGGCCTTCCCCGCCGCCACCCTCAGGGCATGGCGCTGGAGCGACGGGACAAGGGAGAGGAGGCCTCCGACGCTGCTACCGACGACGCAGTGATCCGCGTTGGCCAGCGCATGGCTGATGCCGATGCCGCCCTGTTGTCCTGCCGACAGTCTCGCCTCGTGCTTGCCGTCATCGACAGTGTGTTGATCGACAACATCGCTCCAGATGGCCTGGTCCTGGGTGAGCGGTCCGCCGCCCTGTCCGCCTTGCGCCGCGGCCTCGATGCCCTGTCCCAGGTGCTGCTGAGGGGGAGAAAGAACACCGCATGATGCGATGAGCGTTGACATCCTCAATATGTTGTGCGATGTCATAAATGCACGTTGACGATCTAGCGCCCGGAGCCCACCAGCTTCCGGGCGCTTTCCGTTTCGGAGGAACGATGCCGAGGCTGTCGATGCTCAGGACGCGCCTCGGAACGCTGGACAGTCGGACGGGCTCCGTCATCCAGCCAATGACCCGTGAGCAGGCTGACGCGGTGCGTCGGGCCGACTTGGACCGAGCCAGGGCCAATGACCCGATTCGGAAGCTCTACAAGACCAGCCGATGGAAGCAGCTTCGCACCACCCTCTACGTCGAGCGCGGAGGCCGGTGCGAGTGTGGTTGCGGATGCCTGACCGTCCTGTACGAGCGGGAGGCCAGCCCGTCAACGCCTGTAGCAGTGTTCGACCACATAGAGGGCGCCAGGGAGCGGCCCGACCTGTTCTTCGACCCATCCCACATCCGCCTCATGGCCAAGCCGTGCCACGACCGACGCACCGCGAGGGATCAGGGGTTCGCGAAGGGGGTAGGGGGGGGTAAATCTCTGGGGGTCTGACGGCCGCGTACCGCCGCCCTTCCCATCCAGAGGTTTTTTCTTTCCGTTTGAATTCACGACTCGGCCAGTTTGAGGTAATCAAAGATGCCGCGTGGTGGTGCCCGTCCCGGAGCCGGCCGCCCGAAGAAGTCTGCCAGCGCGCCGAAGCCGATGTCCAAGGCCGAGAAGGTTCTGGCCAAGGCCAAGCCGGGATCGAAGGCGTCCGTCAGCGCGAAGGAGTTCTTGGAGTCGGTGTTCAACAGCACTGACGTTGACATGGCGCTTCGGGTTCGGGCTGCCCAGATCGTTCTTGATGCTGAAACGAAGGCAGGACCGGCGGCATCGGCTCCGGGCAAGAAGGCTCAGGCCGACGCTGCTGCGAAAACTGCTGCGAGCGCCGGAAATCCGTTCGCTCCTCCAGCCGCTCCAAAGCTGTTGATCAACAACGGGTGACCCGATGGATTGGACAACGGCCTGCCCGGACTGGGAGGATCGCATCCTTTCCGGCCGTTCGCTGGTGCCGTGCCCTCCGCTGTTCCCCGACGAGGCTGCCGCTGCCCTGGACGTGTTCAAGCGGCTGCGGATCGTGGACGCGCCCGGAAGCCCAACGATGGGAGAGGCGTGCAGGCCGTGGGTGTTCGACTTGGTCGCGGCGGTGTTCGGGGCCTATGACGCCGCGAACGCGCGCCGCCTCATCAATGACTTTTTTCTCCTGATCTCCAAGAAGAACAGCAAATCCACCATCGCCGCCGGGATCATGATAACCGCCCTTCTGCGAAATTGGCGGATGTCGGCAGAATTGATCATCCTGGCACCCACTATTGAGGTGGCGAACAATTCGGCCAAGCCCGCCATGGACATGGTCCGCGCCGATCCTGACCTTGAGGTTTTGCTTCGAGCCATTCCGCACCAGCGAACTATCGAACACCGCACCACCGGGGCTACTCTCAAGATCGTTGCCGCCGACTCTGACGTGGTTTCCGGGAAAAAGGCATCCTGCATCCTGGTGGATGAGGTCTGGCTTTTCGGAAAGCGCGGTAATGCTGAGAACATGCTTCGGGAGGCCACCGGTGGGCTTGCCAGCCGCCCAGAAGGCTTTGTCATTGGGCTATCAACCCAGAGCGACGAGCCGCCTGCTGGCGTGTTCAAGCAATCGCTGGACCGGTTCCGCGACATTCGCGACGGCAAGCTGATCGCCCCCAGGTCGATGGGTGTCCTATACGAGTTTCCGAAGCGGCTTTTGGAGAGCGGAGATTACCGAAAGCCGGAGAATTTCGGCATCACAAACCCCAACCTCGGGGCGTCGGTCGATCACCAGTTCTTGCTCGACAAAATCGCCGAGGCTGAACGGGCAGGGCCGGAATCACTCAACGGCTTCTTGGCCAAGCACCTCAACGTAGAGATCGGGCTGAACCTCCGCTCCGACCGCTGGGCCGGGGCCGATTTTTGGCCTGACCGGGCCGACGAGACCTTGACCCTGGATGCGTTGCTTGAGCGCTCCGAGGTGGTAGTGGTCGGCATTGACGGCGGCGGCCTGGATGATCTGCTTGGGCTCTGCGTCATGGGCCGGTGCCGGGAGACGCGGCGCTGGCTGTCCTGGCACCACGCCTGGGCGCACCAGATCGTGCTGGAGCGCCGGAAGTCCGAGGCGTCGAAGCTGCGGGACTTTGAGCGCGACGGCGATCTGACCATCGTCAACCAGCCGGGTGACGACGTGCAGGCGGTGGCTGATCTGGTGTTCCGGATCGAGGATGCCGGGCTTCTGGCCGAAAAGGGCGTCGGGGTCGATGCCGCTGGAATTGGCGATATCGTCGATGAGCTGACGGCCCGAGAAATGGACATCGAGCGGATTGTGGGAATCTCGCAGGGCTGGCGCCTGGGCGCGGCTATCAAGACCACCGAGCGAAAGGTTGCAGGCGGAGACATCATCCATGGTGGCCGCCCCTTGATGGCGTGGTGCGTCGGCAATGCCAGGGTTGAGCCGAAAGGCAATGCCATCCTCATCACTAAGCAGGCCAGCGGCACGGCGAAGATTGACCCGCTGATGGCGATGTTCAGCGCTGTGTCTCTGATGGCCATTAACCCGCAAGCTCGGGCCGTGAACATTGACTCACTGGTCGCCGCCATAGGCGGATTCTGAGGAATAAAGCATGGGATTCTTCGGCCGCCTGTTCGAACGCCGGTCAGGCGTCGTCGATCCGCGTCACCCGCGCGATCCGGTATTGGCCGATCTGTTCGGCGCCCTGTCATCGACGGCGGCGGGGGTCAGCGTCACGCCTGAGTCTGCCCTCAACTGCCCGGCGGTGTACGCCTCGGTCGGCCTCATGGCCGACATGGTCGGCACCATTCCGCTGGATCTGTTCGAGCGAGTTGGTGATGATGCCCGACAGCGCGCGACAGACCACCCTCTTCATGCCCTGGTTCATGACAGGCCAAATTCCTGGCAGACCTCGGCGGAATGGCGCCAGGAGGGCGTGTTCCACCTCTGCCAGCACGGCAACGCCTATTCGCGCATCCGCTGGGCCGGGGCCTATCCAGTGGCGCTGGAACCGCTGCACCCGTCGCGGGTTGGCGTCTATCGTCGCCGAACCGGCGGCCATGCCTACCAGTACAACCCGCCCGAAGGCCCCTCGGAAATCCTGCTGCCCGGAGAGGTGCTTCACATCAAGCGGCGCCCGTTCGACCGTGATGGCCTGATCGGGATTTCGCCGGTCGTCCAAAATCGCCAAATGATCGGCCTGGCCATCGCCGCCGCTGAATTCCTGGCCCGGTTTTTCGCCAACAACGCCATGCCGAAAAAAGGCATCAAGGCACCGGCTGGCATGACGCCGGAAAGCATCAAGTCTCTGCGCGAGGCCTGGGAAAAGCAGCATCTGGGCCTGGAGAACGCGCATCGTCTGGCGTTTTTCTACGGTGGCATGGAGCCGGTCGACCTGGGGCAGACCAACCATGACGGCGAGGTGGTGGCGCTTTACCGGACTCTGGTGGCAGACATCGCCAGCAAGATTTTCGGAATCCCTCCCCATCTGATCGGCGAAACCGAGAAGTCCACCTCCTGGGGCACCGGGATCGAGCAGCAATCCATCGGCTTCCTGACCTACTTCGTCAGGCCCTGGTTCGAGGTTTGGGAGCAGGCCCTTGACCGGGCGCTTCTGACCGATCAGTCGCGCAAGCGCTATTTCTTCGAATTCAACGCTGACGGCCTGCTGCGCGGCGACTTCAAGGCCCGGATGGAGGGCTACGCCCTGATGATCCAGTGGGGCCTGATGACTCCCAACGAGGTCCGCCGCCTGATGAATCTGCCCGCCATCCCTGGCGGCGATAGCCGGCTGCAGCCACTCAACATGGCCCCGGCCGAGAAGATCATGGACATCCTGCTCAAGCCAGCCGCCCAGGCGACTCGGGCGCTGGAGCAACTGACCGGCCAGGAGGCCACCGAAAATGGACATTGAGCGCCGCGCCTTCGTGGTCGAGGGCCTGACCTTCGAGACCCGTGCTGACGGCAAGAAGACCATGCGCGGCCATGCCGCCGTGTTCAACCAGCTGTCGGAGGATCTGGGAGGCTTTCGCGAGCAGATCGCCCCCGGCGCCTTCGCCGACGCGGTCAAGACCGACGATGTCCGCGCCCTGTTTAATCACGACTCCAACTTCATCCTGGGCCGCACCGTTGCCAAGACCCTGCGCCTGTCCGAGGATGCGCGCGGTCTGGCGGTGGAAATCGACCCGCCGGACACCCAGTTCGCCCGCGATCTGATGGTCAGCATGGAGCGCGGCGACGTCACTCAGATGAGCTTCGGCTTCTCGGTGCGCCCCGGCGGCCAGGACTGGGCCAAGGACGACGAGGGCCGAACCATCCGCACCCTCAAGAAGCTGCGGCTGTTCGACGTTTCTCCGGTGGTGTTTCCGGCCTATCCGCAGACCGATATCGCTGTCCGCGAATTGCGGTCGTGGCAGGCCTCCCAGACCACTCCGCCCGCCGGCCCCAGCAACATGACCATCGCCCGCTCCCGAATGGCGAGCGTGGCCTGACCGATCCCGCCCGGAGGCGGTGACGCGAAGCCCGGCATTCCGCCGGGCTTTTTTCATGGAGAGACCATATGTCCGAGAAGCTGAAAAGCCTCCGCGAGCAGCGGGGCAAGATCGGCGCCGATATGCGCGCCCTGATGGACAAGGCCGGCGCCGAGAAGCGCGACCTGACCAACGAGGAACTGGCGATCCACTCCGCCATGTTCGACAAGCAGGAAGGTCTGCGCCAGCAGATCGAGGCCGAGGAACGCCAGGTCGAGGTGGACCGCGCCAATGCCGGTCGTGAGGTCGAGGAGCAGCGCTCCAAGGGCAAGACCGGCGGCGAGGAACGCACCCAGGCCGACCTTCAGATGGCGGGGTTTCGCTCCTATCTGCGCGGTGGCATGAGCGGCTTGACCGGCGAAGGCGCCGAGGAATTCCGGGCGCTGCAGGCCGGGAGCAATGTCGAGGGCGGCTATCTGATCGCCCCCGAACAGTTCGTCACCAGCCTGATCCAGGCGGTGGACAACGCGGTGTTCATCCGCGCCCGTGCCAACAAGTTCCGTCTGACCTCGTCCACCAGCATGGGCGCCCCCTCGCTGGACACCGACATCGACGATGCCGAATGGACCCAGGAGTTGGGCACCGGCTCCGAGGACACCGCGATGAGGTTCGGCAAGCGCGAACTGAAGCCGACGCCCTTGGCCAAGCGGATCAAGATCAGCAAGAAGCTGATCAGGGTCGGCGCCCTGCCCATCGAGCAGATCGTCATGCAGCGCCTGGCCTACAAGTTCGCCATCACCCAGGAAAAGGCGTTCCTGACCGGTTCCGGCTCTGGCCAGCCGCTGGGCGTTTTCACCGCCAGCAATGACGGCATCGGCACCGCCCGTGATGTCGCCACCGGCAACACCTCGACCGCCATCACCTTCGATGGCTTGATCGAGGCCAAGTTCGCGGTCAAATCGGCCTATTGGACCAAGGCCGACTGGTTGTTTCACCGCGACGCGGTCAAGCAGATCACCAAAATCAAGGACGGAGACGGTCAGTATCTCTGGCGACAGTCGGTGCGCGACGGCGAGCCCGACACACTGATGGGCCGTCCGCTGATGATCAGCGAATACGCGCCCAACACCTTCACCACCGGCCAGTATGTCGGCCTGTTCGGCGATTTCAGCCATTACTGGATTGCCGACGCACTCGACATGACCGTGCAGCGGCTCACCGAGCTGTATGCCGAAACCAATCAGGACGGCTTTATCGGCCGCCTGGAATCGGACGGTGCCCCGGTGCTGGCCGAGGCTTTCGCCCGCGTCAAGCTGGGCTGAGGAGAAACGACATGAACCCCTCTTTGCTCAAGGACGTGAAGATCACTCGCGTCACCAACGCGGTTACCGCCGGACAGGCCGCCACCGCTTCCGACATACTGGACATGAGCGGCTACGAAGGCGTGGTTTTTATAGCCGCCCTGGGCGATGTCTCCGACACGTCCGTGGTCACCTTGACCGCCCAGCAGAACACCGCCAACTCGACATCGGGCATGGCGACCCTTTCGGGCTCGGCCACCTTCACCGCGGGGGCGTCGGACGCCGATAACAAGCTGCTGGTGCTGGACGTCTACCGGCCCCGCGAACGCTATGTCCGCGCGGTCTTTACCTCCGCCACTGCCAACGCGGTCAAGGATGGCGTCATCGCCATCCAGTACGGTCCCCGCGTGATGCCGGTGACCCAGGGCAGCACGGTCATCGACAGCGACACCCTGATCGAGCCCGCCGAGGCCTGATGAAACAGGGCCGGGGCATTACCCCCGGCCCACCTTTTCCAGAGGGATTTGACCATGACCGACCCCACCTTTCAGCCGAAGGTCTACAAGACCGATGGCGGCGACCGTCTGGTGATCACCAGCGGCGGCAGCATCGACATCGAGACCGGCGCCATCATCTCCGTCAACGGTACCCAGGGCGCCGCGCTGACGGCGCAGTTGACCACCATCACCCACACCGCCCCGGGAACCCCGGATTACGCGATCCAGAATCTGGTGCAGAACACCGGATTCGGCTTTGCCACCGCCGACGAGGGCAACACCCTGTTGAAGGTCGTCGCGAATCTCCAGACCCGTCTGGCCGAGGTCGAGGCCCGTCTGGAAGCGGTCGGCATGGTCGCCGCAAACTGAATGGGAGAGTGACATGAAGATCAGGCTCAAGACCACCATGGCCGGCCCGGATGGGTCATTCCAGCCCGGACAGATCGTCGATTTCGAGCGCGGCCGCGCCTACGCCTTAATCGAGGGCGGCTATGCCGAGCAGATCGGCGGCGAGGAGCCGGTGTCGGAGCCGGAAGTCGCCACCCTGCCCCAGCCGAAGACGGCGATCATCAAGACCGGCAAGGCCCGCAGGTAGATCATGCCCATCCCCGTCCTGGTCACCGCGCCGACCGTCGAGCCTATCACGCTTGGCGAGGCCAAGGCCCATCTGCGCGTTGACGGGTCCGACGACGATACCTTGATCTCCAGCCTGATCGCGGCGGCCCGGCGGCACGTGGAGGATTTGACCGGCCGCGCCCTGATCACGCAGTCGTGGCAATTGTCCTGGGACGACCGCTTCCCCGATGATTTCCGCCTGCCCAAGGGACGGCTTCAGGCGGTTGACGGAATCACCTATGTGGACGGGTCGGGCGCCACCATCACCCTTGACCAGGCGGCCTATGTGGTCGATGCCGAATCCGAGCCCGGCCGGGTCACTCCGGCCTGGGGGGCGTCCTGGCCCGCCACCCGTTGCCAGCCGGTGGCTGTCACCGTGGATTGGACCTGCGGCTACGGCGACGCCGCCGGTGATGTCCCGGCCCCGATCCGTGCCGCCATGCTGCTGCTAATCGGAACCCTCTACCGCGACCGTGAAACCGTCAATATCGGCAACGTCGTCAATGACCTGCCGACATTCGGCCTTCTGCTGTCGCCCTACCGCCTCTGGAGCTTCGGCTGATGGATGCCGGGCGTCTTGACCGCCGTGTCACCATCCAGGCGCTGACGACATCCTCCGACGCCTTGGGGGGCGTTACCGAGACATGGGCCGATCTTGCCACCGTCTGGGCGCAATTCCTGCCCGGCGCCGGAAAGGAGGCCTACAGCGCCGCCGCCGTGCATGCCGAGGCCCAGGCACGGTTTCGCATCCGTTGGCGCTCTGACGTGACGACGGTTCACCGGGTCATCTATGACGGCAAGGCCTGGGATATCCTCGCTGTCGATGAGATCGGCCGACGCGAAGGCCTGGAACTCAAGGTCAAGGCGGTGCAGTGATGGCGACCACCACCCTGTCGCGGGTTACCGGCTTGGCCGAGGCACGCAAGGCGCTCCGTCAGCTACCTGTCAATGTCGAGCGCAAGGTGCTTCGGGCCGCAACCAGATCAGGGGCTATGGTGATGCGCTCAGCCGTCAAGGCGGCTGCACCCGTCGGCGACGAACCGTCGAAGATGTCGGCACAGTACGGGTCGCTCCGCGACAATATTCGGGTCATCCGGCTAAAACTCAATATCCCAAAGGGCTCGGCAATGTACCGTGTGGATACTGGCGATGCATTTTGGGGCTATTTCATGGAGTTCGGCACAGGAATGCATTACACGGCCGGGCCAGGCCGATCAAAAGGCGCCAATGCTCGCACGCAACTTGCCGCCCGCCCTTGGTTCCGCCCCGCCGTGGATGGTGCCTTTGCCAAGGCGGTGAGCAAGATGAAGGAGCAACTTGCATCCGGCATTGCTCGCGAGGCTGAGAAGCTGGGAAGGGCGCAGAAGAAATGAGCGAAACCGCCATCCTCGCGCTGCTGAAGGCATCATCCGCCGTTACCGCCCTGGTGGGCTCTGGGTCGAGCGCCCGAATTTACGCTATGACCGCGCCGCAGCGGGTGACGGCGCCCTTTGTCACCTTTCAGCGCATCAGCGGCACCCGTTGGCGCACCATCACCGGCCCCACCGGCATGGCGCAACCGCGCATCCAGATTGACGCCTACGCAACCACCTATGCCGGGGCAAAGGCGCTGGCCACCACCATCAGGCAGGCCATTGATGGATATCGCGGCGCCATCGGTGGCGTCCGTGTCGGCGGAATCGCCCTGGTGTCGGATCAAGACCTCTATGAGGGCGACGTAAACCCGGCCCTGTACCGGGTCAGCATGGATTTCATGGTTACCCACGACGAATAACAGAACCTGCAAGATTCCCCCGCAGGTTCACCTTCCACCACAAGCCGCCGTATGGCGGCTTTTTCCATGGAGAAAGCCACGATGGCCATCGAAACCCAGGGCACCAAGCTCGGCATCCAGTCCTCCACCGGCAGCGTGTCGGTGACCTTCAACGCCACCACCCACAAGATCATCCGGGCCGCTGGCGACTGGACCGCCACCTTCGCTGTCGGCGATATTGTCACCACCAGCGATACCGACAATCCCGGTCCGTTCTTCATTTCGGCGCTGACCGCCACCGACATGACGGTGACCGGCAATGCCGAGGGCACCGTCGATGCCGACATGACCACCGACGCGGTGGCGGCGTCCTTCACCGTCACCGGCTACAAGCCGATTGGAGAAATCACCGACTTCTCTGGCCCCGGCGGTTCGGCGGCGGTGATCAACGCCTCCAGTCTGGATTCCATCCGACAGGAAAAGTTGATGGGCTTGCCCGACGAGGGCCAGATCAGCTTCAGCCTGAACTTCGTTCCCGGCAATGCCGGACAGGTGGCGTTCCGCGCCGCCCGGGCCAGCCGGGCCGAGACCAATTTCGCCCTGGTGTTCTCCGACGCCAGCGCCACGGCCCCGGCGACCAATGCGACCTTCGCTGGGTTCGCGCTGGAATTCAGCGTGGCGGGTGCGGTTGACGATAAGGTGTCGGGCTCGGCGACCATCGAGATCACCGGCGCCGTGACCTGGTCGGACGAATGATGGTGGCGAACCCGTATACCGGAGACGCGCCCATCACCGTGGACGGCCAGCGGTTGACGCTGTGCTTCGATTGGGCGGCTCTGGCTCGCATCCGGTCCGAACTCGGGGCCGAAGGCCAGGCCATGGCGCTATCCGGCGATCTTGCCGCCCTGGCCGACATGGTGGCCATCGGCCTGTCGCGCCATCACCCCGATTGGGATGACCAACGCGTCTTTGCCGCCTCGCCGCCGGTCAATCCGTCCGTCGATGCCGTTCAGGCCGCCCTGGTTGCCGCCTATTTCGGCCCCCAGGGCGCTCCGAAGGAGCCCGAACCGGCAAACCCTCCGATGCCGCCACAGACCCGATTGAGTCGGCTCTGGCGGCGGCTCACCGGGCGCGGGTAGCACCGTCGGAATTCTGGCGGATGACGCCCTATGTCCTGGGCGTCCTGGCCAAGGCCGAGGCCGATGATCGGCGGGGCAGGCAAGACCAGATGGCTTGGCATGCTTGGCATTCCGCCGCGTTTCAGCGGTGCAAGAAAATGCCGACGCTGAAGGAAGTCATGGGACAGAAGGCGCAGGGGCAAGGCGTTGAAGCGCGGCTGAAGGCCACGCTGAAGACCGCGTTCCCCATCAAGCGAAGGGCCGAACGATGAGCACCATTGCAAAAGTCGCCGTCGATCTTGAGGCGAACAGCGCGAAGTTCATGTCGAACCTCACCCGCGCCGACGCCGCCTTGGCGGCCAGCGGTCGGAAGTGGGAGCGCGACCTCGCCGCCATTGACGCGAAATTCGCTTCGCTAGGGCGCACGGTTGGAACTGTGTTCGCTGGCCTGTCTGGCGGGGTTACGGTTGGGGCGCTTTATGCGGTCAACGCCGAATTCCAGAAGCTCGGCGCCAGCCTGAAGACGGTAACCGGGTCCAGCGATGCCGCCAAAGCCGCCCTCGGATCGTTGGAGAAGTTCGCGTCCGAGACGCCGTACCAGTTGACCGAGGTCACCGACGCCTTCATCAAGCTGAAAGCCATGGGGCTTGATCCGTCAATGGATGCGCTGCGGGCTTATGGCAATACCGCATCCGCCATGAGTAAGCCGCTCAACCAGATGATCGAGGCGGTCGCCGACGCCGCAACTGGCGAGTTCGAGCGCCTCAAGGAATTTGGGATCAGGGCCAGTTCCGAGGGTGACAAGGTCAAATTCACCTTTCGGGGCGTGACGACGACGGTCCGGAAGAATGCCGCCGAAATCGAAAGCTACCTTCGCGGCCTGGGTGAGGTGGAATTCGCCGGAGCCATGGCCGAGCAGATGGCGACCCTAGGGGGACAAACCTCGAACCTCAAGGATCAGTTCGAAGCCTTGATGCGGGCCTTCGGAGAGGTCGGCGGCAACGATATCATGTCGGCTGCCATCACCGGTTTGACCGATACAATCGCCATGGCGGCCAAGGGTGTCGATGTCCTGGCCGCTGCCTTTGGCCGTCTCAACCGAACCTCGGATGAGGCCTTGTCCGCCAATAAGGCGCGTCTGGAGGAATGGATCGCCACGCTCGAAAGCATTCGCGACCGCATTCCGAAATTTCTGCGGCCGTCGGATGGATCTGATCCGCTGTTGGACGGTTACATCAAGGGGCGAAAGGAGAAGCTGGCGGGCCTGAATGCGGAAAAGGACCGGCGAGACATTGCCGCCATTCCGCGCCCCGAGCCACGGCCGACTCCCGCCGGTCCATCCGATGAGGAGGTGAAGAAGGCCGAAGCTATCAAAAAGCAGATCGCGGCGCTCCAGTTCCAGGAGGCGCAGCTTTCGCGGACGGGTCGGGAGCAGGCGATTTATGCAGCCCTCCAGACCGCCGGGGCGGATGCCACCGCCCGGCAGAAGGAACAGATCATCGCTGCAGCCGGAAGTCTTTATGACGCCACCCAGGCGGTAGCCGCGGCCAAGGAAGCCCAAGACCGCTTGAACCAGTCCGAAGCGGAAGCCTGGGACATGGCCATGCAGCAGACAGAGGCGCGGGATCGGATCGCCGCTGGCATGGAGCAGGAGATCGCCGACAACGCCAAACTTCTTGCCGCCCTCCAGGTGTCTGAGGCCGAGTATGAGCGGGTCGCCGCCATGCTGGAATTGATCAATCAGTACCGGGCGGCTGGCGTCCAGATGTCGGCCGATGAGATCGCTGCCGCCGAGGAAACCGCCAAGAAGCTGGGCGAGCAGCGTGTCCAGATGGACGGTCTCAAGGACAAGATCGAAAGCACCAAGAAGCTTGGCGCCGATCTTGGGATGACGTTCTCCAGCGCCTTTGAGGACGCCATCGTATCGGCAAAGTCGTTCTCAGAAGTATTGCAGGGACTTGCCCAGGATATCCTCCGCCTGATGATCCGGTCGCAGATCACGCAGCCTCTGGCCGCCGCCGCTCAACCGTTTTTTTCCAGCCTTCTCGGATCGATCACCAGCGGACTCGGTTTCGCCTCCGGAACCTCCAGCGCTCCGCCCGGCATGGCCTGGGTGGGAGAGCGCGGTCCTGAGCTGATCAACTTCCGGGGCGGCGAGCAGGTCTATCCTGCCATGCTGTCAAAACAGATCGCCTCCGCCTATTCCGGCCTGCCCGGGTATGCCGATGGCGCATTCTCCTTAATCGACGGCGGCCCGGTCGGCGGCGACGTGAAGGTCAACATCATCAACAACGCGGGGGACGATGTCTCAGCCCAGCGCCGCACGGCTGGCGGCGGCATGGAGATTGACGTGATGATCGATCAGGCGGTGTCGAAAAAGCTCGGCCAGCGCGGCGGCCAGAGCAATAAGGCCATGCGCCAGACCTTCGGCGCCCGCGAGCAGTTGGTGCAGCGATGACCATTCCTGCTTGGCCCGCCACCCTGCCCCAGGCGCTGCAGATCAGCGGCTACAGCGAGGCTCCGCCGGACGTTGCCATCGCGTCTCAGCCGGATATTGGCGTGGCCAAGCTGCGGCGGCGGTCATCTAACGGTCCGCGTCCGGTGCGCGGCAACATGACTCTGACCAGCGCCCAGGTCGATACGCTGCTGGATTTCTACGAGGCCGACCTGATGGGCGGCACCCTGCGGTTTTCTTGGCGCAAGCCTCGTGATCCGCTGACATCCGCCGAATACCGCTTCGTCACCCGACCCGAGCCCCAGGGCGGCGACGGGGTGTTCTCCGTCACTCTCGACCTCGAGATGTTGCCCTAGCCATGCCTCGCACCACTCTGACCACGGCCTTTCTGCGCGGCGCGTTCGCCCAGGAAACCGGCGTCTGCCCGGTGTTTCTGGTCACGATCACCCATCCTGGCCTGGATGCGCCCATCTATGTGTCATCCGATCCGACCCAGCGCCTGGACGATTCCAGCCCGACGGATATCGTTTACGGCACCATCTCGCGCGGCACCGAGTATGTCTTTTACCCCTTCACCCTGACCCTCCCGAGCGATGAGGACGAGGGGCCGGGGAACATGGTCCTCCAGATCGACAACGTGCGCCGCCAGTTGACTGCCACCATCCGCAGCATCGTCGGCCCGCCCACCATCACCACCGAAATCGTCCTGTCCGAAAGCCCCGATGATGTCGAGGCGACATGGCCTGACTTCCTGCTGGTCAACGTCTCGGTGGATGCTTCGACGATCCAGGGGACGCTGATGCTTGAGACCCTGGTGCGTGAGCCGTTCCCAGGCCTGTCTTTCACCCCCGGTTATTTCCCTGCCCTGTTCTGAGGTCGCCATGCCCTGGACCGACGATTATATCGGCCTGCCCTTCTTGGCCGATGGGCGGAGCCGTGCCGGATTGGATTGCTGGGGATTGGTGCGGCTGGTCTATTTCGACCGCCTGGGAATCGATCTGCCGTCCAAGGCCGGCATCTACCGGGATGGCAGTCGCGACACTCTGCGCGAGATCGCGGCGGCCATGGAGGCTGAGGCGGCCAAGTGGCGCCAGGTGGACGACCCTCGTGATTGTGACGTGATCCTGATGCGCTCCGGCCCCCTGCACTGCCATGTTGGCCTGTGGGTGGGCCGCAACGCCATGCTGCACATCATGGCCGGTATCGACAGCACCGTCGAGCCGATCGCCAGCCTGCGCCGCCGTAACACCGTCGTCGGATATTTCCGCCATGACTGAGCTTCAAGTCATCGCACGGCCGCATTTCCTGCGGGCCGCCCCCCGATTCCTGGGCGGTATTGAGCCCGGCCATACCCTGGCCCAGATCGTCGATGAGGCCCACCGGCGCGGCAACGTCCCCGAAACCATGCGCGGGGGCGCCGTTGTCCAGGTTAATGGCGAGATCATCCCGCCCACCATGTGGCGCAGCGTCAAGCCCAAGATCGGCGCCAACGTGGTGGTGACCGTAGCGCTGCATAACGGGGGCGGAGGTGGTGGTGGGGGCGGGAAGAACCCAATCGCCACGGTGCTGTCTATCGCCGTGATCGCGGCGGCGGTGTATTTCGCGCCCATTCTGGCGGCCGGAGTGGTCAACGGATTCGGGATGACTACTGTCATGACCGCCGCCCAGATGGCCGCTGTAGGCACCTGGACGACGGTTTTCACGGCTGGAATCGGCGCCGTCGGCATGTTTGCCGTCAACGCCATGTTCCCGGCCCGGCCGCCCTCCATGCCGTCCCTCTCCGGCGCTGGAGCGGCGTCGTCCTACAGTGATTCTCCAACCTACTCGGTCACCGGGGCGTCCAACCGCGCCAACCCGTTCGGGCCTATTTCCGCGGTGCTTGGTCGCCACAAGGGGACGCCGCCCTATGGCGCGAAGCCCTATACCGAGATCCTGGGAAACGACGAATACCTGCGGATGCTGTTCGTCTGGGGCTATGGGCCCCTCAAGATCGAGGACATCAAAATCGGCGAGACTCCGATCGCCGATTTCGAGGATGTAGAGATCGAGACGATCGAGGGCCGCGACGATGACCCGGCCATTACCCTTTACCCGGCGGCGGTGTTTCAGGATTCTATCGGCGTCACCCTGACCCAGTCTGTCGGGTGGATTCAGCGCACCAGCCACACCGGAGCCGACGAACTCAGCGTCGATATCTCGTTCCCGCGCGGCCTGACCACCTTCTCCGGCGCCAGCCGCAACCCCCGAACCGTCACGGTCGAGATAGAATATCGCGCCGTCGGCGCCGAATCTTGGACCGCCCGCCCTACCTTGACCATCACCGATCAGGTTGTAGGTACGCTTCGCAAGGGCGACCGCTGGACGGTGGCGCGCGGCCAGTACGAGGTGAGAATCCGCCGCACTACCGCCGACACCGACGACAGCCAGATCGTCGACGATACCGCATGGACGGTCCTTCGCACTTTCCGCAGCGCGCCGCCGACAAATTTCCCCTATCCGCTGGCGATGACGGCGATCCGCATTCGGGCCAGCGAGCAATTGCAGGGCGTCATTTCCGAGCTGAACGCCACGGTGACCAGCTACGCCCCCGACTGGAACGGGACGGCTTGGGTCGAGGCTGAAACGCAAAATCCGGCATCGCTGATGCGGCTTGTGCTGACCGGTCCGGCCAACGAAAGGCGGAGGACCGAGGCCCAGCTTGACGACGAGTCCTTTATAGCTTTCTGGGAATTCTGCGACGCCAACGGGTACAAATTCAACATGGTGCGGGACTTCTCTGCCTCGGTATGGGACACCTGCGCCGACATCTGTTCGGCGGCGCGCGCGTCGCCTTCGATCACGGACGGGCTGTGGAGCGTCATTTTCGACGATGCTGACAAGCCGGTGACCCAACATTTCACGCCGCGCAATTCTTGGGGGTACAAGTTCGAGCGCGTCTTGATGGATGTTCCCCACGCCTGGCGTTGCCGCTTCGTCGATGAGGACAACGGGTTTCAGCAAGACGAGCGCATCGTCTACGACGACGGCTATGACGAGAGTAACGCGACCAAGTTCGAGGGGATCGAATTCCCCGGCGTCACCAACCGTGACCTCATCTGGAAGCACGGGCGGTTTCACATCGCCCAAGCCCGCCTCCGCCCTGAAATCCACAGCTTCTATGCCGACTTCGAACACCTTGTTTGCCGCCGTGGCGACCTGATCCGGGTCGGGCACGATGTCCCGATGTGGGGCAGCGCCTGGGGTCGGGTCAAGTCGCTGGTGGTGGACGGCTCCAACACGACCGGCGTGATCCTGGATGAAGCGGTGACCATGGAAACCGGAGTCGCCTACGCATGCCGGTTCCGCCTTGAGGATGGCTCTGGCCTGTCTACCTCCCTGGTCACTATCGAGGGAGAGGGCCCTGAGATCGAGTTCTTGATCCCCATCCCGACGGCAAGTGGGCCGCAGGTCGGCGACCTCGCGATGTTCGGGGAAGCTGATCGGGAGACGGAAGAGCTGATTGTTCGGGCCATCCGGCCCGGGCCCGACCTCACCGCTATCATCGAATGCGTGGAAAAGGCCGCGGCGATCTATGCCGCCGACACCGGCGCCATACCGGCGTTCACCCCAAACATTACCGTCGGAGCTGATCCCACTCGCCTCAAGCCTCCGGCTCCTTCCATCGTCGGCGTTCAGTCCGGCACCTCGGCCCTTCAGGTCGGGTCGGACGGGTCTTTCGCATCCAGAATCCTGGTCAGTCTGCAGCCCGGCGCCGGAACGCCTCGCACGGCCTCCTACGTGGTTCGGTCCCGCCCCGTCGGGTCGTCGGTCTGGCAGATCGTCGAGCAGTCCGCCAGCCAAGGGACCGTGGCCATTTCAGGAGTGGCAGACGGATTTTTGTACGAAATCCAGGCCCAGGCAATCAGCGTCTATGGCGTGGCCGGGGCGTGGTCTGACGTGGTCACCGAAACGGTGGTTGGTCAGTCCGAGCTTCCAGACAACCCGACCGGATTCCGGGTCAACATCATCGACGGCACCGCCCACCTTGACTGGACGGCAGGAACCGCCATCGACATCTCACACGCCCGGCTTCGCTATTCACCCGAGCTGAGTGGCGCTACCTGGGCCGCATCGGTGGATGTGATCGAGCGAATCCCCCGTGCCGCCACGTCGGTTACCGCCCCGGCCATGGCGGGGACCTATCTGCTGAAATTCGTGGATCACGCTGGCAACGAAAGCGAGATGGCAGCGGCGGCGATCACAAACGTCACCACCATTCAGGGTCTGAACTTTATCCAGTCCGTCAATCAGGAAAGCCCGAGCTTCACCGGGGTTGGTGACGGGGTATCCTACAGCGCTGCCTATGACGGCCTGATGCTGGCCCCGGCGGGCGATCTCTACGGCGCCGCTGATCTCTATGACGTTCCCGATCTGCTGATGTATGGCGGGTTGGCGACCGAGGGGACCTATGTCCTGGACGACACCATTGACCTGGGCGGCGTCTTCACCTCCCGTGTCACGGCGGCGCTGACCGTCGCGGGCCTGAACGTCACCAGTGACCTGTATGCGTTCGAGGATTTGTATTCTCCCGCCAACCTCTACGGCGTGACCGATGGCCAGTATTCGGCCTCGCTGGAGATCAGCGTCACTGCCGACGATCCTGGAGCGTCGCCAACATGGGGTGACTGGCAGCCGTTCCTGGTTGGGGACTACACCGGCAGGGCGTTCCGGTTCCGGATTCGCCTGACCGGCACGGCGCCATCGATCACGCCGCTGCTGACCCGCGTCTATGTCGAGATCGACATGCCGGATCGGACGGTCGGATTTACGGCCTCCGTCGGCACCGGCGGCGCGCACGTAACCTTCGGCCCGGCCTTTTTCGTCACCCCATCCATTGGGCTGTCGGTTTCCGACGGACAGGAGGGGGACGCCTACACCATCACCGGCTTGGCCGAGGACGGTTTCAATATCGCATTCACCAACAGCGGAAGCCCGGTTGCGCGAACCATCTCGGGAATCGCTCAAGCCTATGGAGCCAAGGCAGCATGAGCCAAGTCGATGAATTTGCCATCAACGGGGTATCGCCGTTGTCCATGGCGACCCTGGAGGCGCGTCTGGACGCGCTGTTCGGCGCTGCGGTGTCCTATAATCGCGGAACCACGGCGCCCTCCAATCCGTTCGAGGGCATGTTGTGGTGGGATTCATCCGCTGCGCCGGACGTCCTCAAGCGTTATACGGTGGCCGCTGGATGGATATCAATCCTCACCATCAACATTACAACCGGCGCCATCGCGTTTGCTGGGTTGGGGGTCGGTTCCGACGTCCAGGCCCACGACGCCGATCTCGACTGGCTGTCTGCCAACCTCACCGCCGCTGGCAAGGCCCTGCTCGATGATGCCGACGCGGCGGCGCAACTGTTGACGCTGGGCGCCGCCCCCGCCAGTCATACACATGCCAGTTCCGGCATCACCGACTTCACCGAAGCGACCCAGGACGTGGTCGGCGCCATGGTGGCGGCGGCGGGGGGCAGCTACAACGACGGCGCCGGGACCATAGCCTTTCCGGCGGGCGGCGGGTCGCTCACCTTTATAGACTCTGCAACGGCGTCAAGTTCCGCGTCTGTTGACATCCCGTCCGGTCTATCAAGCACCTATGACGCCTACCTCGTTGTGTTCGAAAATATCCTGCCAGCAACGGACGGCGCCATACTTCGCATGCGCATGTACAGCGGTGGGGCATTCGTAACCACCAACTACAATTGGTCGGCAGCCAATTGGGGTATCGGTAGCACGCGCATAGCAGACGGAGCATCCGACACTGCGACTTACATCCAGTACGGGCGGAAATCCAAAGAACACGTCAATTGGCGGAATCAATGGGCGGGCAATGTTCTTCGTTCCGTCCAATACTTCGGTGCACAAGCATGTGTCTGGAGAGATTACCTATGTCGGGACGACATACAGCCGAGTAGTCAGAGCGCAATTTGAAGCAACGCTTAAGCAAACGGCCGCCATCACGGGATTCCAGATATTCTTTTCGGCTGGGAGTGTCGCGAGTGGGACCGTCCGTCTTTATGGTTTTGCGAAATCCTGAGGTGAAAAATGACTATGTACCGCGCCACCCCTGACGGGCCTGTCGAGTTGACCGCCGCCGAGATCGCTGAGATGGAGGCCCGCGAGGCCGCTTGGGCAGCCGGTCAGGCCGAACGCGACCGCCTCGCCCATAACGCCCCCATCCTGGCCGAGATCGCCGCCCTGGACGCCAGGCGGGTCCGCCCGGCCGCCGAGGTGGCCTTGGCCCTGGCCAGCGGTAACCCGCCCGCCGAGGCCGACCTGGACCGGCTGGCGAGCCTGACCGCCGCCATCACCGGCTTGCGGGGACAACTGCAGACCTGATCCAATCGTCACCGTCGCCTGACCACCGGCCGCCTTGGGCGGCTTTTTTCATACCTGAAAGGACACGCCCTTGGCATTCGAGGCTTTGGCCGCAGACGGCCCCAACTACGACCAGGCCGTCGGCGCCGCCCAGGCGGTGGCCACCAAGGGCTTTGATATCCTCCCCGGGCTTCATCCAGCGGCGCAGGCCATAGGGATGACGGCGCTGGGACTGTGCAGCCTGGCCGTGGTGGTGATGGTCGGCCTGATCCTGCGGGATCGGTTGGGCGGGGGTGCTGGTGGTGACCACCCTCCAGACGCCTGCCCGCCTCCGGGTGGCTGCCCCGAGATATCGCATCTCTCTGCCAAAATGGACAGTTTGACCGCCGAAATGAGGGCTGATCGGGAGGAGAGGCGGGATCACCGTCAAGACATCAGGGACTCGGTCACCCGCATCCATCAGCGCCTGGACGACACGGTCACCCGTGACGAGCTGGGGCACGTCCTGACCCTGTCGCAGCATGCTCAGGAGGAGATGACGCGCGGATTGGCCGCCCTGACCGGCATCGCCGAATCCATCCGTTCCACCGCCACGGCGCCCCGCCGCCGGGCGCCTCCCAAGCGAAAGGCATCCGCATCATGATCGATTTCCATGGCCCGGCCACCAGACTTGGCCCGTCCGATATTCTTGCCACCGCTTCCGCCCTGGGGGTCAGCCCGGCGGCGGTGCGCGCCGTCTGTTCCGTCGAGTCCAGCGGCGGCGGGTTTTTGCCCGATGGGCGTCCCAAGATCCTGTTCGAGGCTCACATATTCCATCGCCTGACGGGTGGCCAGTTCGCCGCCCTGCACCCCAACATCTCATCGGCCAAGTGGGACCGGTCGCTCTATGGCCGCTCCGGCGCCCATCAGTATGACCGCCTCGCCGAGGCCATGGCGCTGGACGTCGATGCCTCCATCAAGTCGGCATCATGGGGGATGTTCCAGATTCTCGGGCGCTATCACGAGCAATGCGGCTTCGCCCGGGCGGTTGATTTCGCCCTTGCCATGGCCAGTGGAGAGCCCGCCCAGCTTAAGGCCTTCGCCGATTTCGTCACGGCCGATCCTCAAATGCTGGCCGCCCTGCGTCATCTGGACTGGACGGGATTCGCCCGACGCTACAACGGCCCGGGATTCGCCGCCAACAACTATCACATCAAGCTGGCCGACGCCTATGCGCTGGCCGTCATGGAGGCATGACCATGGCCCGCCGCGTCCACACCAAGATTGGCCCAGCCTTGCGGGACTGGACCACCTGGGTCTCCGTCACCATCGGCGGTGCAATGGCCGCCTTGTCGCCGCTGCTCGACGACCCATGGTCGCGCCGCTTGCAGATCGGGGCCGTGCTGGTCGGCCTGCTCGGCACCCTGATCAAGGGGCCTCAACCCAAGGAGTCGGATCATGCCGATGCTGCCTAACCCCAGGATCATTCTTGGCGGCTTGCTGGCCATCATCGGCGCCGCCCTCGGTGGATACTTCTATGGCCAGCATGTGGAGGCCTTGACCTGGGAGGCTGCCATTGCCGCCCAGAAGGTCGAGGCGGCCACGATCCTGCAGGCTGAAACCGAACGGGCCGTTGCGGCCGAGCGCGCTTGGCGGCGCGTCAACGACGAGATGGAGATTTCCCATGCGAAAGGACAAGCGGCCCTCGACCAGGCCTATGATGATGCTCGCCGCTCTGCCGCTGCTGGCGGCGGCCTGCGCGACCCCGGACGTGGGAAAGGTGGTGGTCGCTCCGTGCCCACCGCCACCGGCGCCGCCTGCCTTTGTCAGGATGGAGCCACCGCGCCCCGACTTTCTGCTGAGGCTGAGGACTTTCTTTGGCGCTTCGCCCGAGATGCCGACGCCGCCGCCCAGTTCGCCAGCGAGTGCCGGGCCTGGGCAATGACGTCCGGAGATCATCCTGCGCCGCCTTCAGGGATCTCAACGGGCCGGAGGCCGGGAGAATGATGACCATCCTGCGGATTGCCCTGCTGGCCTTGCGGTCCGGCTGGTGCTTCCAGCGATCACGGTTGGGGTTGTTAGGCAGTGGATGACGGAGAGGATGTGCCGCGCCTAATCCCCGCACCCTATTCGAATTTGAATGCTAGATTCTCGCGGGGCATGACGACGCCGACCACAATGACACAGAGCGCTTCAACCCTGAGCTTCAGAATTAGCGGGAATGTCGTAGGGTGTTTTCCGGGGACATAGTCGACGTAGGCATAGATGCCAACTTTCGCTGCCCAATGCGTGTCATCCTCGGCATATTTACATGCGGTGTCGAATGAGTGCCGCAGCCCCGCATGCCCCGCCCTTGATTGAGCATTCACCCAGCTGGCCACAGCATCATGCTGGTGAAGAACCCAGGTCGCCATTACGATGCAGCGAAGAAGGATTCGAATGCAAAGGCGACATCACGCTTGCGCGTCCTGCGCGGCCTCAGCTTTTCTGCCAACTTCACCTTAAACCAATCTCGGATCAGCGCTTGTGGGATATGGAGGTTTTCCCTCTCTTCGGCATCAGCCGAATTCCAAACTTGGCTCCACGGAGATCCGGGTGCGTGGGTTAGGTCAACCAGCGCCGATGTTGGCATCTTACCATAATGAGACCAAACGTCGTCGATCACCCGTTTGGCTCCGGCCGACAGCACGCGCTCGGCATCGGTTATAGGCATCATTGGCAGTGGATTGGCGCCCAGGAATCGGAACCGATGGCGAAGCTCCCTCACAACGGGGCCAAACTCATAAGCGTAGATATCTTCCCGGAATAACTCACCATCGGCCAAGGCCAAATGCCAGCCCTGGCACAGATAAACGAGCTTTTGCAGTCCGAGTTGGGTCAGGGCCTCGCCGTTGGGCTTGTTGCCCTTCATGATCATGTAGTCAGCGACGAGATCTATGTTCACCGAACCGCCTCCGCAGGGGCAAAAATTGCGGGAAGAATTATACCTAAAAGTGCGGTCCCGGTCTACCTGTCCTCGTCCACCATCCGCGCTGCCATTAGCCGTGGCGAGTTGGATCTGGTGCCCGGCGAGCTGCTTTTTTGGTCTTCGGTGGCGGAGTCAAGCTGCCCGGCCTGATCGCCCGACGCGAAGCAGAGGTGGAGTTGTGGCGGCGGTGATCCGGGCGGCTTGTTCTCTTGCGCGGCGGAGGCTGTGGCGATTATGCGGGATAATCGTTTGAGCAAACGCCGTTGGCTTTTATTCCCCGAAACCCGCAGAAATGACTCGCGAAACCGTTATCTTGTGCGGGCCGTGGTCTATGATTTATGCGGTGTTGGAGGTCAGCGCCACTCGTTTACACCGAGAGGGTCGGCGGTTCGATCCCGTCACCGCCCACCAAGCCTAGCGGCAAGACCTAATTCCGGTATCAGGCGAACAGGCTGAGAATGCTTGGGGTGGCGGCCGAGTGGCCCTTGGCGGTGCGGCCGTAGCCGGCCGCGTTGGCGGCACGGGCGTTGTCCAGCGCCAACTGCACCGATGCCAGGGCGCTTCCCGGCTTTGGGGCCGATGAGCGGGCCTCGTTAATCTTGTCATACGCCTCGATACCGGGATTGGCCTTGGCGGGCGAGGTCAACCCGCTGGCGGCCTGGAGCTGGTAGGTGGTGAGCTGGGTCTGCCCCACCGCCTGGGCGATGGTGCCGACCGCCTTGCGCAGCGATTCCAGGTCGGTCACCTCGATGGCCTTGCCGTCCTTGTCGGTCAGTCCCAGGGACTGGGAGTCCTGTCCCCGGCTAGTGATGTTCACCTTGGTGCCGTCGGAAGTGGAAACGGTGACGCCGCCGGGGTTGGAGGCCAGCAGGTTGGTGTCGCCGACCTTGGCGCTGTCGGTCTGCTTGTTGATGCTCGCCACCGCATCCTTGATCTGCTGGTTGATGGCCTTGACCTGATCGGTGGTCAACTCCGTTCCCGGCTGGGTGGCGGCGGAAAGCTGCTCTTGCAGTTTGGAGAGTTCGGTGAACTGGTTGGTGGAGGCGGTGATCCCCTTGGAAACCGCTTCGGCCCCGGTCTTGGCGCCAACCTCCTTGCCACGCGGCGTATCGCCGGTGGTGGTCGAGGTCCGCGCCAGCCCTGGCCTGGAATCGAAGGTGACGGTTTTGGTCGCAGCCGTCGGCCGCACGGGCAGTGCGGAACTGGTGGAGGGGAAAAGCGCAGAAAAACCGACCATCATGGGTTCTCCCATCGAAGGAATAGCCACATTAACTCCATGTTTACTTTCTGGCAATCACGGTCATTACCTACCCGCCGATGCCCATTATCGGCGCGGCCGGTAGAACCGACCCGACGCTCCCACCCGGTCCAGGACGTAGTGCTGGCGCAGCGCCTCGAAGGCCTCGGGCTGGAAGTCCACGTAACGGGCGGGGATGCCGCGGGTTCCCGGGATGTCGTCCTCGGGATGGGGCGGCGGATCGGTGATCTGCACCACCGCGATCTCCTGGCGCTCCAGCATGCCGGTCAGGGTATCGGTGGGCAGCCGGCCGAAGGTCATGGCCTGCATCATGTTGACCGGGTCGTAGAAGGCGGGCTTGCCCGCCCTCAGGCAGACCAGATGGGAATGACACAGCGCGGTGCCGGGGATGGCCGCCACATAGGCCACATCCTCCGCGAACATTTTTTCCCGTTCGTCCATGTCGCCCAGCAGTTCGACACCCAGGCGGCCCAGGCAGAAGGGAGAATAGAAGATGATCCCGGCATGGATGGCCAGGGCCAGGGCGGCGCGTGCCCGGGGGATGCCGACCAGATGCGGCGCCAGCCCGGCCCCCATGGACAGGGCCACCAGCACGTCGAAGAAGACGTTGATATCGGTTCCGGCCCCACCCGAGAAAAAGATGGCCAGGACCCAGGCGATGCCCAGCTGCGCCAGCACAAGGCGGGCGGGCCGCTGCTTGCGGGCGTGGAGCAGCGCCAGCCCGACCACCGCCATGGCGGCCTGGACCTGACCCAGCACCTCGATGGTGAACAGGAAGGCGCGGGCCTCCTCCCAGGTGCGGCGGGCCAGTAACTGGGTGAAGAAGGCCGGACCCGCCAGGCCCCAGACCACGGCGAAGGCCAACCCCGCCAGCACCGCGCCCGAGGCCAGATAGGCGGCGCGGCTGCGGGCATTGCCCCGGATCAGGACGTCCAGGCTGACCAGCAGCGGAATGCAGACGACGCTGTGCTTGGTCATCACCCCCAGGGCGAACAGCCCGGCGGTGACCACGGCGCGCCGGGCACCGGGTGGCCCCGCCAGATGGACGGCGAGGCCGAGGCTCATCAGGGCGAGGCCGAGGAATTGCGGATTGTCCTTGCCCACATAATCGACGCCCAGGGTGCTGAACAGGCCGACGCAGGTGACGGCGCCGAACAGGGCGTCGAGGCGCGAGCCGCCGCCCGAGCGCACCACCGAGGCCACCGACAGGCAGATGGCGGCGAAGGCGAGCAGCGATACCCAGCGGCCAACCATGACCACGTCGCCCAGCAGCGCCGACAGCCAGCCCACCAGATAAAAGGACAGCGGCGGGTAGTTGTTGAAGAAGTAGGGCGAGCCACCGTCGTAGAGCGATTGCCCGGCCAGGGCGCGGAGCTGGTGATAGGCGTTCCAACCCTCGGTATTGTCGATCTCGAAGGTGAAGGCCATGCGGGCCAGCGGATAGGCCAGCAGCAGCGCCGCCAATCCGCCGAGACCGAGGACCGTCAGGCGATAGGACCGCTGACCGGAGGCGGCATCCGGCTGGCCTGATTTGATCAT